GGAGATTACTGGTCAGGACGGCAAGACAATTCACCGCCTCCTTGGTTACGACATTGAAAATGGTGGCTTTATTCATAATAAGAACAATCCTTTAGAGGAGGATATCATCATTCTGGATGAAACCTCTATGGTTGGCGCTAAATTATTTTACGATTTGATTCAAGCAATCGAAACTGGTAAGCGATTTATCATGATTGGTGATGACGGACAGCTTGAGAGTATCGGTATGTGCAACATCTTCAAGGATATGCTTGCATCTAAGGTTGTTCCTGTTGCTCGTTTGACTAAGATCCATCGTCAGGCAGCTAAGTCTGCAATTATCACGGAAAGCATTAAGGTTCGTAATGCTACGCAGTTGGTTCCTTATGGCTGGGCTGGCAATGAGATTCGTGGTGAACTTCGTGACTTGGAGCTTGATATCTATAAGGATGCAAATGAGTCGTTCAACCACATCATCAATCAGTACCGTACCTTATATAATAAGGTAGGGAATGATAGTGCGAAGATTCAGATTGTACTTCCGCAGAAGCTCCGTGGTAGCATCTGCACCTACGAGGTGAATAACGCTATTCAGGAGATTGTGAATCCAAATCGTGGTCAGACCGAAGCGAAGATTTCCGTCTATGGTGATGGAAAGGACAGAGTGTACACTCTGCGCGAGGGCGATCAGGTCATTATCAACAAGAATAACTATGAACTTCATACATACAATCTCAAGACAAAGAAAAAAGAAGAGAAGTGTCCGGTGTTTAACGGCAACCGTGGCATCATTCGAAAGATTGAAAGCAGTTTTATTCTGGTTGATTTTGACCAGTGGGGAACGATCTTCATTCCACATTACTTTGGTGGGAATAACATCTGGGCAACGCTTGAACTTGCTTATGCTTTAAGTTGTCATAAACTGCAGGGCAGTGAGGCTCCGTATGTGATTGTTGGTATGGATAACTCTGCGTACTTGATGTTGACGAGAGAATGGCTCTATACGGCCATCACTCGTGCTAAGAAGTATTGTGTGATTTGTGCTGAAACTCATGCTCTTGATCGGGCGGTAAAGACTTCGAGAGTTCCATATAAGCGGACGTTCCTGAAGGAATTTTTACGGAAAGAATTTTCAGAAAAGCATTGACAATTATATAAGCATCCTGTATAATATAGCTATAAAAAGTCTCCATCTCGGAGGCTTAAAAATCTCTCTTTAGCTATATAATACAGGATACGAGAAAGAAATGGCTTGCTCGTAATGGCAAGCCTTTCTTTATTGGTTGTAACTACACAACACAGGATGCATGAGGAGGCTTTATGACAGATAAGGAGCTCATAGGTAAGCTCAATGCGATGGTAAGGGCATTACAAAGCACGAAGAAAAAGACAGACAAAGCCCGCATTTTACTGGATGTACGAAAGGATTTCGGAGATGAGGCTGACGAGCTGATGGCCTTCTTCCGATTCTTGCTTGATCCAGCAATCGTAACTGGACTGTCGGATGCAAAAATCAATAAGCAGGTTAATGCCAAGCCTGAAATTGATATTCAGTATCTCAGTTGCGGATACCTTTATATTACAGGTGCTGGTCACAACACTGGTTCTGACGTGTCTATCGCAACAATCCAGAATTATTTACATAAAAATCCTGAGCACGAAGAATTCTTGAAACGACTGTTTACCAAGAACCTGCCGATTGGCGTGGAAGCAGCCACCATTAACAAGGTATATGGCGAGGAAATCATTCCTGTCTGGGAAGTTCAGCAGGGATATCCAATCGATAAGGTGAAACTGAAACCCGGCATCTGGTTCAGTCTGAGCCAGAAGATGAACGGCAATAGGGGCACAATGTATCGTGGAGATTTAATTTCTCGTCAAGCGCAGAAGTTTGAAGGACTCGACCATATTAAGAATGATCTGCTCGCTCTATATGATGGAGGTGTGGAGAGGCGAGATTCTTTGGTGTTTGATGGCGAACTCATTTATAAGAACCCTGAAGGAATGTCGGACGGAGAGGCGTTTCGTTTCGGCACTGGCCTACTTAATTCTGACAGCAAGAACAAGACTGGAATTAAATTTGTGATTTTTGATGTAATTCCTGTTGTAGAGTTCGACTGTGGAAAGTGTGCTGTCCAGTATCAAACCCGCCGGGAATGGCTAAATTGTCTTCGTGCGGAGATTGCTCGTAAGAACCTTGAAAACATCGAAATTGTTCCAATGGTATACGAAGGTACTGACCAGAGTGTGATTCCGAAGTGGCTTGATTATGCTGTGGCACATGATTGGGAGGGTTTGATGTTAAACACGAGCGTTCCTTATCAGCGTAAGCGTCATACTGGTTGTCTTAAAATCAAGCGTTTCTACACGGTTGACCTTCGCATTACTGCAATCGAGGAAGGACAGAATCGGCTGGCTGGTACGATGGGTGCCCTAGTTGTGGACTACAAGGGCAACGAACTTCGGGTTGGTTCTGGCTTTGATGACGCTACGAGAGCTGCCGTGTGGGCAAATCTTGATGACTATATCGGAAAAATCGTAGAAGTAAAATACAAAGAAAAGTCATGCGACAAGAAAACTGGTGCTGAATCCCTGCAATTCCCGACCTTTGTAAGATTTAGAGATGACAAGAATGAGGTGTCTTATGGCTGATGTAAAAGATTGTCCGCTGAAGTTCGCCAGTTCTGGTTTATTTTACTACAAAGATAAGTGCAAATGCTCAAAAGAGAACTGCGCATGGTGGATTGCAGTTGATAGGCGATGTGCGATGGAAAGTATTGCGTGTAATACAAATCATTTGAAATATATTGATGATTTTGTTGGGCGACTACTTGACTTGTATGCACGATAAGGTGATAAACAATGCCTAAAAATAAGTTAAAAGATTCCTTTTATTGGATGGGCAAAAATGGTAATGAATGAAGTAAGCTACGGTTAAGGAGAAGATTATGAAGACTTATTATGCAGTAACCGAAGGTGAATATTCAGATTATCGGATTATTACTATCACTGAAGATAAAGAAAAAGCGAAAAGAATCGCTGCGGCCTACGACGGTGATGTCGAAGAGTACGAGGATTGTATCATAAATCCGATTGGGATCTGGAAGGTTTATCACTACGAAAAAAATAGAAACTGGTTAGTAATCCATTCTAATAGAGATGTTGAAGATATTAAAGACAAAGAGTGGGAACCTGATTATTTTGATTCGGCTCCTTATGGTAAAGGAATGGTGTGGACTATTTATGTAACCGCTGAGAATAGAGAACTTGCTCAAAAGATTGCTTATGATAAGTACGCTCAGTGGAAAGCTGAACGGGAAGGGTTGACATGAATCTTTCAAAGAAGACAATTAAGCATATTCTTCGGATTTTGGATAACAAATGTAATGATGATGGGGTGAAAGAGTCAAGAGTGCCGTTTCTTCCTGCGTCTCATGGTTTTACCCCAAGAAATAAGAAAAAGTATGGATGGGTTGAAATAACTTATATTCCAAAATGGGGCGAGTTTTGGGGAATTTATAGTGAGAAATCGGAAGTATTTACAATCGACTGGTGTTCTCCAGATATCAATTCTCCAGTACAGCTTGCAGATTTATGAGGCTTTACAATGTTTATTTTAACACAGAATAAAACAGGAGTTGTTAATACAAATGAATGCTTTTCTATTCGTATAGTGGAAAACACAACGACAGTTAGAGCTTATGGACCCGATTCACACACATGGTTTCGACTTGGCTATTATCAAACTACAGAGAGGGCAAAGGACGTAATTCAAGAGATTAACACTGCTCTTTGTGAAAACCGTATTGGTTTCGATATGCCGGAGGATTAAAATGCTACTTTTAACACAAGGCGGAGAAATTATAAATCTTGACCGCATGGCTATCATCGACATTTCAAGTTTTGATGTGTACGACACTTCAAATTTTAATGTGTACGCAAGACAAGATATAAATGATAGAGGAATTCTTCTTGGCGGTTATGACTCCGAGAGTAGATGCCACGATGTCATTTCTGAGATTTACGAATCGTACTCGAAAGGTAGTCTGTCTTGTACAATTCCACAAAAGTAATGGAGAACAAAATGAAAAAGTTTTATGCAGTAACTTCTTGTGATTGTTCTGAACATTTCATCATCACTATTACGGACAACAAGGAAAACGCAGAGCGTATCGCTGCAGCCTATGATGCTTGTGTGGAGGAATACGAAGATAATATTATCGACCCAGTTGGTGTTTGGTGTGTTTTTTATAAAGAATATAAAGACGGAGAAACAAAGTGGAGCACGTTTTGTGAAAGACCAGAGTTTTATGGAGAAGATGATGTAGAATGGAGAAGATGATGTAGAGAAGTCTCCTTATGCAAGGAAAACAACAGTTTATGGAAAAGAATGTTTTGTCTGGTCTGCCTATGTTTTTGCTAAGGATAGAAACCATGCAATTAAAGCTGGTCAAGATCGATACGCCCAGTGGAAAGCAGAACAGGAAGGCATTGTATGACAGACTTCCGAAAACTTGCCATTCCAAAACGTGAGCGGCTTGAAGTTCAGCTTATGGATGGCACAGAAGAACACAATATATTGTATATAATCGCATCTCTAGCCACTATTAAAGGTGCTGAGATTTTTAAAAATTTTCGTTTGTATTCTGTAGGCTCCGCCGGGGAGCTCAACTTATTAGAGAAGCGAGACGGCGATCCCTACTTTGATAAGCTGAAAGGAACAGAATATGAGTAATTCGATGAATCGAGAAGACCGGCGCAGAGAGCAGCGTAAAGCACGAATCCTTGCCCGGAGAATCAAGAAGGCTGGTGGCCCTGACTTTCTGGCTGGAATGCCAGTAGAGGAATGGGAACCAAAGATTGGTGATGAGGTCACCATTAAGGTAAAGAGGATTCAGGGTAAGAAGGATTTCTTCAAGATGAGTCCGCAGTATCAGGATTTCATCAATAGCCTTGAAGACGGAAAGCCTTATAAGATTACTAGCACCGGCATGAAGGGTCAGGTCTACGGCATTGACGCACATCCTTATTTCCAGATTTGGAAGGGTGATATGGAGCCCTATAAGGAGTCCTAATGAGGATGTACTTCAGGACGGATTATAAAGAGTGGGGCCCGGCAGAAGCCACTTTGCAGAAAGGGCACTGGTATAAGGTTCTTTGTGATGCTGGCGACTTCTACATAATTGACAACAGACCGGAAAGTAACAAGTGCGGCCTGCGACTAGGAGAAATATCGTTTGTTGATAAAGAAGATCTCGAAGATGACGTCTATGTCGTGACCGGAAAGAGTGAAGAATTTGAGGAAGGAGGTGGGGCGATATGATTGGTATTGACCATCGTGAGCAGGGTCGTAAGGAACGAGCCCTTGCAGAGTACTATAGAACCTTAGCTCGATATCCTGTCGAGTGTGGAGAGCCGATTACATATCAGTTATCGGAAGAGCAGCTTAAACAGGTTCTCTGTGGAGAGGTTACCGTGGATGAGTTGATTGAAAGAGGTGAGGTAAATGAGAGACAGGATTAAGATGTGGATCTCTTTTATTAAGATTTTCAAGGATTATTTTATTGCGGTCGGAATCATGATTGCGTTGTGGCTGCTGTCTTGCCTTATCAAATATGGAATTTCAGTATCCAGCTTTCCGGATTGGTTTAAGTTTGCACTTCTAAAATAAAGGAGAATTAAATGGTAACCGATATTCTCAATAGAGAGATTCATGTTGGCGATACAGTTCTTAGAGCTAGAACTCGAAAAGGTCGAGGAGTTCTTTGGAGTATTCATAAAGTTGTCGCCATTATGAACGTAATGATTAAAGTTCAAGATGGAAAGTACACTTTAAATGTTGCACCTAAAAATTGCATTGTAATTGGTAAGAACGACATTCCTGAAAACTGGCAGGATGAATATTAAGGAGAGTTAAATGACTGTTGAACTGATTGCACATACTCCTGATCCTGAAAAGGTGGTAGCTGCCGCTGCAAAGCTGTGCTATTCCAATTCGAGTATTCAGGATTTGATGGATGGACTGACCGATGAGAAGGTCGATGAATTTTTGAATCGACTTTCTAGCCTTGGTCACGCCAGTCCTACTGAACATGTGACTTTTACTTTTGGAATCGAAAGTGTGAGCCGTTCTTTGCTTGCTCAGATAACCCGCCACCGCATTGCGTCATTTAGTGTGCAGAGTCAGCGCTATGTGCGAATGAATAATGCAGAAATCATCATTCCTGATGTTATTGATGAGGATAGCGAAGCACGAGAAGTGTTTGAACAGGCAATTCAGACTGCTGAATATTCCTATAAGCACCTATGTCAGATTCTTGAGGACAAGATTACTGAGGAACTGATGGTTGCTGATTCTCGTTTGACTGAGAAAAAGGCACGCGCAAAAGCGTCCAAGATTGCAAACGAGAATGCACGTTCTGTTCTTCCAAATGCTTGTTCTACAAAGATGATTGTTACAATGAACGCTCGTTCGTTGAATAATTTCTTTAACCTGCGTTGTTGTGAGCGAGCGCAGCCGGAAATCAGGGAGCTTGCAACCGAGATGTTAAAGCTGGTTTATCCGATTGCTCCTCATCTGTTTAAGTATGCTGGCCCCAACTGCTGTGGTAATGGTTGTACTGAAGGAATGATGTCTTGTGGTAAGTTCCACGAGATTCGTGATAAATACGACAAACTGAAACAGGAGGCTTTAAATGGAAACACTTGATGACATCAAGAAAAATACAGACCATCCTTCCCACTACGGAGGCGCAGATAATCCGTATGAAGCAATTAAGGTGCTTCATGAATGGGGATTGGACAAGGATGCTTATCTTTGGAACACTGGTAAGTATCTGAGCCGTGCAGGGCACAAGGATGGCAATTCTCTGCTTCAAGATTTAACGAAGGCACGTTGGTATTTGGACTATAAAATCCGACTTTTAGAGGAACAGCAGAAGATTGTTGAAAGCGTCGTAGATACGCTAAAGAAGATTCCTAACGAGGTAACTGACAAGCTGACTACGATGCCGGATTACATTCCTCGTCATGCAAAGCCTGACTATACGGATGATTTGGTTTTCTGTCCAGAGATTCATGCTCCAAACATTGAGACTGCCGTGGTTCCTGATTGTGCCGATGAAGTCAAATTCTAAGAGGTTTACATATATGAGATACAACTGGGAAGAACCATTGCGGCATTCGCCCTGTTTGTTACAATGTTGTTTTTTGGCTTTGCCAAATTTGTTTTAAAATAATCAAGGAGAAAAATACATGAATATGATGTTTATTGCAATTCCTGTCGTTATTGTCCTTCTGGTCGCCTTTGCATTTACTTGCTACAAGAAGGCTCCTCCTACTCAGGCAATTGTCGTAACAGGTTTTGGACTGTCTAAGCCAAAAGTTATCTGTGGTCGTGGCGTGTTCGTTCTTCCGGTTATTCAGCGAGCTGACCGTCTAAATATGCGACTGCTCAAGATTGATGTCAAGACTCCTGAAACTGGTGTCAAGACTAAAGAGGGCGTTTCTCTGTGGCTGGACTCTGTTGTTACTGTTCAGGTTTACTCTGAAAACTCTACTGTAACTGATGATGAGATTAAGAGCGCCGGTTGCGGGGATGCAAAGACTTACATTAGTGCTCGTCAGCAGGCTGCTATTTCCAACTTCCTTGGCATGAGTGAAGATGGCATTAACGAGAAGATTAACGATGTCCTTCAGGGCAATCTGCGAGAGATTGTTTCTGAGATGACTGTCAACGATATCCTGACCAATCGTAAACAGATGGCAATTTCCGTTGTTGAGAATGCTCGTCCTGATCTAGCAAAGATGGGTCTGGAAGTTGTTACTTTCAATGTTCAGGATATCAAGGATGCTATTGATGCTCAGGGTCACAACCACGGCGTCATCGAGGCCATCGGCGTTCAGCAGGAAGAGCTTGTGAAGAAGCAGGCAGAGATTGCTAAGGCCGAAGCCGCTCGTGATATTGCTCGTGCTAAGGCAGATACTGCTCGTGAATCAAATGAAAAGGAAATTGAATCTAAGACTGCTATTGCACAGCGTAACAATGAGTATCTTCTGACTCAGGCTGCTCTGAAGGCAGAGGCTGATAAGGCAAATGCTGATGCAGAAGCTGCTGGTGAGATCCAAATGAATCTGCGTGATAAGGAAATCAAGGAAGCTGAGGCTGACGCAGCTATTGCGAAGCAGAAGAAGATGGTTGAATTGGCCGCCCAGGAAGCAGAAGTTCGTCAGCAGAAGCTGGATGCAGAGATTCGTAAGCAGGCAGATGCTGACCTGTATAAGCGTCAGAAAGAAGCTGAAGCAAAAAAGTACGAGGCAGAGCGTTTTGCAGAATCTGCGAAGTTTGCTAAGGAGCAGGAAGCTGAAGGTATTCGTATGGTTGGTATGGCCGAGGCAGATGCTATCAAGCAGAAAGGTCTTGCTGAGGCAGAAGCTATGCTGAAGAAGGCTGAGGCTTACAAACAGTATAACGGTGCTGCAATGGGCGAGATGATCATTAAAATTCTGCCTAGTATCGCAGAACAGGTTGCAAAGCCTCTGGCATCTATTGATAAGGTTTCCATTATCGGCGGTAACGCAAATGGCGTTTCTGAGATTTCTGGGAATGTCCCGGCGGTCATGGCACAGACTTTTGAGGCTGTTAAGGAAGCCACTGGCATTGATATGCGAGAGATTGTACGTGCCAACAGTTACGATGCCAAGGTTACTAAGAATGTAAATCTTGTAAGTGATTCTACTATCACT